ATTTTAAACTTTATGCATTACATTTGTTAGCAGTTAAACCTTAATTTTTAATTAAATACTTAAACATGAACAAAGCGGAATTAATTGACGCAATGGCATCAGGAGCTGGACTCAGCAAAAGTGATGCAAAAAAAGCTCTTGAAGCTTTTATTGGTGCTACTGGTAATGCATTAAATGCTGGTGACCGTGTTGCATTGGTTGGATTTGGATCTTTCTCAGTTTCTACTAGAGCTGCTCGTAAAGGACGCAATCCACAAACTGGTAAAGAAATAAACATAGCTGCTAAAAAAGTAGTTAAGTTTAAAGCAGGTGCTGATTTAGCAAAGACTGTTAAATAACATTTGTAAAAAACACAAAAAAACGCATTGAGAATCTCAGTGCGTTTTTTTTATGTAATCGCCATAATTAAAAACAAACCTATAGGGCAGTAATGCGTCTTTACCAGCATAATCTACTCCAATCCTGGGCCCTGCTTCGATGTCCATTCTTTTAATTGCAATTTTATTATCTTCAATCCAAATCTCATTTCCATGATAACTGGTTCCATTATGTAACTTTTTAATCCCCATTGCTTTTGTAAGTTTGCCCGGTCCATTTGACAGGTTATAGTCAACTTTTGTTTTACCGGTTCTTACGAGCATTTCATTAGTCCCCATTGTTGGATAAATAGCACGTATAAGCACAGCATGTGGTATATTTAAATCTGCAGTTACAACATTTAACAGATAATGAATTCCGTAGCACAAATATACGTATGCCACACCACCTTGTCTATACATTATTTCAGTACGATTAGTTCGGATTCCAGCATATGCATGTGATGCTTTATCTGTTGTACCCTGATAAGCCTCAGTCTCCGTAATTATTCCACCAGTTAATATATTATCAATATTGCTAAATAAATATTTCCCCAAAAGGGATCTGGCAATATAAACTACATCACTATGTAAATAGTAAGATATTGGAAGTTTGGCCACTTAAACAAAGTTATTAATCAGATAATCTGCAAATTGCAAAAATATTCATACATAAGCAATCAGTTAGAGTATGTATCCAACTCCTCCTGTTATAGCAAAATAATTTATTCTCTGATTGAAGGTTGTATGATAAGGTTCACCATCCCAATCCCATCCAGTAGCATCTTTAAACTTAAGAGTTGACTGTATATAATCACCAAATAACAATACATAATATGAACCTACTTTATATTTAAATCCGGTACCTAATATATAACCAAAATTAGAAGCTCTTGAGCTCACTAAATAATATTCCCCTTTATCGTTAAGATCGTTTTTATTGGTTGTTCGAATTGTGGCATTTGGAGAATACGACCCAAAATAACCAGCAAGGGCTCTTATATCCCATGAGAAATTTTCAAAAACAGGAAAACGCAAATAAGGCCCAAGGAATAATCCGCCACTGCTCCAACTTTTTGTACTCTCAACACTTACACCATAATTAGGATGCGCAGATTCAAGTTCATTTTTGTATTTTGAACTATTCAGTGAATTACTGCTATAATTTATTATTAATTGAATTCCAAAATTATGACTTACCCGATATGCATAATTAAACGACATTGCAATACCCGTCTTTGCAAAACCTGAAGTTGAATCGATCAATTTAGACTTGCTAAAATCCGATAACGGAAATGATGGTCCAATGGATAAACCAACAAACTGGCGACCATTAGTTTGACCAAATGTAAATTGTGATAAAAATATTAACCCTATTATTATCTTTTTCATAATTTTTCTTTTTCCAAAACTATTAAAAAATATGTTCAATTATATAATCGGTAATTTAAATTGTGGATAAAGTTATTCTAATTTGTGGAATTTATAACCGTAAAATTCATTAAAAATTGCTTGGTTTAACCTTTAAATCGATGTTAAAGTTATCTGAATAGCTAACAAAAGAGTGAAATGCAGTTCCAAAAATATTCATTATTTTTGTTTGCATAAATCCAAGATGAATTTATTTAGCCCTTAACCCTTTAATAATGAACTACAATGAAAGAAAACAAGGCTAATTCCCTGACTCGTAATGAAAAGATAAATATTGTACTTGATACTATTGCTAAAAAGCGAACATTAAAGGTAAATAACTTCTGTGCTCAAAATTGGGGTTTAGACGAAAAATCTAATTCAGAATACGATCTTATCACAGATACTTTGACTACTGAGAATCTTGCTAGAAAGCTTGATGGCACATCATCACATTGTGTCATTACACCAAAAGGAAATGAGGTTAGTGAAACAGGGGGATGGTTGATATATTTGAAACAAAAGCAAGAAAAAGAATTGTTAAATACAAAGAATACTCAACTTGGAATAACATCAGCTGAATCAAATTTGGAAGCAAATCGTATTAATAAGAGAGACTCACAGTTCAATAGATGGGCATTTGGCTTTAATATACTATTTGGCTTAATTAACATTGGTTTGTTACTCTGGAGCCTATTAAACTGACATTAAAGTATTAACATTAAATACCACATAAACACAATTTAATCATGAATTATACAGCATCTCAAGAACTAATTGATATCTTACTTAGACACGGATTCATAGAAAATACTCACATAGATTGGCCTGATCATATTGAGCTACTTAAAGAAAGAGGTGAATATGATTCGGGTTCAATCAAACGGAGATTTACAAAAGGTAGAATTGTTATCATGTTTGATTACATTAACTTATACATAAGTTACAAAAGACAACAACCCTTTTTACGTGAAGCCTATTTACCATTTTATACATTGAAAACAATCCTTTTCTTTTTAACAAGGAACTCCTATGATAAAGAGTATATACTAAAACATGGCTCATTTAATTCATTTGACAAGTACGTCGCTGAGACAAGAAATGAAGAGTCATTAATGAATCATATACAAAAGAATAAGTTCAAAATGATCAAAAATAATTATCAGAACTTTGTTTTTGATGTGTAATGCTAGTGTTTATATCTAGTTAAAGGATAGGTAATCAAAGTTTTTGAATTCAATAAAAAGCCCCCAAATATTAAGGAGTAGCGTCTGGATCTTATCCCAGAATCAGACCTATTGATATCCAGGGGTTTTGTGTTGAAAATGTATTTAAACCTAATGAGGTTGGCAAAAAGCCCTCAAATATTAGGGATTAGTGCCCGGATCTTATCCCGGGATCAGACCCATTGACATCTGAAGGCTATAATTGCAAACTTACTAAATTATTCTTAATCAATTAATTCTGGCTCAAAGTCATATTATTAATAATATACCAGTTTTAACCTACTATCTGTTCTGCCCCTGCTATTGCCCTAACAAGTGTTTCAGTTAATTTTTCTTCTATTTCAGGAGTTGCCTCATTTAAGGTGGTTGTGTTGTTTATAATACTTTCAACAAGCTTATTAATATTAATAGTTACAGATTTCATTTGTGTACCACCTCCTGAAATGCCTTGTAAACCTTTATTTATAGAATTATCATCAGAATTACCAATATTGTCCAGGTTTCCTTTTTTTGAAGTATTAATATAGTCATAAGGAATCTGAGTATATAGTTCTTTAAGAGCATTAAATTGGTTTTTATATGTTTCCCTCAAAGCGGCTGTCCCTTTTGTTTGCGAACTATTATAAGCCCTCACCATATCTTCACCTATTTGACTATAAAGAGCACTTACATCCACTTTTGGTGTCTTAGAGTTAATATCACCTATTGCAGCTTCGTACTTAGTTCTAGAATAATTTGCCCTTGAATTAATCATTGTATCATAACCTATGGCTTTATCAGCTAGTAACTTTGGCATATTATAAATTGAATTATAAATATCGCCAATATTATCAACAGCATTTCTTGTATTGTCAAGCAACCCGATACTCATAATTTTAAGGTTGCTCCAAATAGGCAATAAGGAATTACCTAAACCAATCCATGATGAATTCATTCTATTGGATAATTCTTCATTCAAGAAAGTTACATCCTTCAATGCTTTTTTATATGCTTCTAAAGGTGAATATTCTGCATTATCAAAAGTTTTAAGCGTTTCAAGAAACTTATCTGCCTTGTTACGAGCTATATCAAATAACCCCCGCAAACCTTGTGAGCCGCCTATTTTTTCTTTTAATGATGCATATTCAAAGTCCGACATGGCCTTTAGTTTTGGAACTAGATCTTCCAATATTGAGTCCACTCCACGCATTTCACCACTTAATTTAAATACACTAACACCAGCTAATTCTTTTAGACCTTTAAGCGTACTTGTTTTGGTTAAGTCTTCAAATGCAGTTTTAGCCATATTTGCTGCTCGAGAAACAGATGGTTCCACGACACTAAACGCAGCAAACACTTTATTAGCTTGATTATAATCTTGTCCTATTGACGCTGCTGCATTTGCATATTCCATTTGAACCTGAGAAAGTTGATCAAATGTAGTTTTCCCTACCATAACTGTCTTGTATAAGCTTGATAGATAATCATCTACACGGTTAACTCTTAAGCCATATATTTCCATTGCTTGCGATGATCCAGCAACTGTTTTATTAAAATCAGAACGCATTACTCTTGAAAATGATCCAGCTCTCTCAACAACATTTTGAACTACAGCACCGTACTCACCTGTAATGGATTGGACATCATAAAACCCTTGACTTGCTTTAAGCGGATTAAACCCTGAATAATAGCTAGTTTGCAGTACATTATTCCTGAGACTATTTAATTGACCGTCAGTTTTATCTAAATTTAGGTTTACAAGTTCACGGAACTCATCATTAAATTCAACAGCTTTATTCTTAGCAGTGTTAAGAGCAGCACCAACCCCTGTTAATAAACCAATTGCCATTGTTGCAGGATTTGACATAGCCCTTAACCCAGAGTTTAAAAATGGCACTTCTGAAGCAGCATTTTTAAAATTTGTAGTTAATTTTGATGTTTTATTTGAAAGACTTCCTAGTGATTTATCTGCTTTTATTCCAGCTGCACTTATTCTTTTGAGTGGATTACTTAGGCGATCATCGCCATAAATCCTATACATTAATTCACGTAAATTCACTTTCATAGCTCTGTAATATAGTTGTTTAAATAGTTCTTAGTATTGTAATATCCTGGAATAACGTATCAAAAGACAAATCATTAAATAAAAGCTATCTAGCAAACTTCATTATGAAATTGTAATCAGGATAAAAAGTACCATTCTTCTTCATTATAGCATTATCTAAGGCGTTCATTGCCTTTACTTCTAATTTAAAAAATCCTTCTCCATATGCCTTGAATTTGTTTAATGCCTTACACACACTAATTATTTCTTCAGCTAAGGCAATCTGACTTTTTGTGGTTGCGTAATGAGAGCAGCTTTCTTCATATTCCTGCAAGGCTTGTTGATTAATAACAACTTGATTTGCTGTTATTTCAAAGTAGTTCATATTTACAAACTTCTTTCCACCACTATTACTCTTTGTAATTAATTCATCTAATGAAGTAATTACCTCAATTGGAATTTCTGGTACTTCAATCAATTCCTTCAATTTAGTTTTGCTAACATTAAACCCAAATACTTTAGGTTGTTCAGCTTGATTAACTGCTTTTTCTTTTAAGTAGTTTTCTATTATCTGTTTAAGTCCAGGCACATTAATTTGTTGTGGTTGAAACGTGAATGAAGCTACACCACCGGGACTTATACGTGGAACTGCTTTTGCCTTCTCAATAATTGATCGTAAATCATCAATTGTGATTTCTGTAACATCCCAATCCTTAAGGCTTGAGTACACATTCTCAACCAATTTAACCTGAAGCTCTATCGAGCTTTTAAAATCGTTAAAACGACTATTGTCTGTGTAAATAAGTACTCTTTTCATTTTATTTATTGTGTTTTAGTGTTTATAAATCAATTATTTAACTTCCATTTTTGAAGATAGCTAGGGCAAAAACAGGGGTTGCAAACCTGTTATGCCTGGGCTTTTCTTCACTTAATAAAAATAAACAGCCCGTGTGCAATATTGGTGATACCACCATAAAACCAAATTGCCAAAGAACTGTTTTCATTTTATTTATTATGCTTTAGTGTTTATATATCAATTATTTAACTTTATCTTTTTGAAGATAGCCAGGGCAAGAACAGGGGTTGCAAACCTGTTTTGCCTGGGCTTTTCTTCACTTTCAAAAACGATAACAGCCCATGTTCAACATTGGTACTCAAAAAACCAAATTGCCCAGGAACTGTTTTCATTTCTATAAATTATTATTCATCATATTAGTTATGTATAGATTTTGATAAGAATTGATTTTCTTAAGAAGCTCTATATCATTCATACTCTTATCACTTGTCATTTTATCCATAAGCCACTTATCAAAATCAAGAAATACTTGCATAACAATTGTTACATTTATTAGTCCTTCAGCTTCCTTGATAACTTTACTTAATTTGAGGATCTGATCTGTTTCGGCTGGAGTAAGTATTCTTTCTTCATCTTGTGCCTTTTGGCCTATATCGGCAATTTGCCGCCATGTCATTTCTACTACCTTACCTTTAGTTATTGTTTTAGCAGCTTTCAGGTCTCGTAAACCATATTTTTCAATCCAACTTGAAATAGTGTTTTCCGTAACACCTAAATTTTCTGCAATCCTCTTTTGGCTTAAATCAGTGTTTAAGTATAGTATTTTGGCCTGTTCTCTTTTTACTTTGTAGCTCATAATGTAACTGGTTATTAAACCTTCTTTAAATAGTGTTTAAATGGCATTCATACGCCTTATTCTCTGTAATGGTATTTTCCTTTGTTCCTTGAATATTCCTTTTTACAACTGGTATTTTGCTGTTTTTAGCTAACCACAATTTCTTATAGGATAAATACCTAACAATGATTTCATCTTTTGGTGAAACTGATTTAATTAGGTCTATCAAATAACTAAACAAATCGGGATCTTTTCCCATGTTCATACTATCATTCACTTTATGCCAGGATAAACCAAACAATTCATCAACTAACATTTCTGAGTTGTTGGTTTTTACCATTATGAATAGATATTTCTTTGAATGCAATATTGCCATAACCATTTAATATTTAAACCTTTTGAATATACTTTGTTACCAGTTGTTCAACCTGACAGATCAATTTTGGAAGTTCAGCGTATTTATACTTGTTTAGTTTTTTATGGAGATAACCAAACTTAAGCATCCAACCATCGAGTCTGTCAAAGTCAACTACCATTCTTCGTTTCTCATAGCTATATTCTGTATAACCATATTGATGAAATAATGACAAAATACGCTTTCGCATTATGTCACCTTTTTGGAAGTCATTGGAGTTTCCTCCAATATGTTTTTGATAACTCTCAAGTTTATTAATTAGCACTAGAATCTCTTCAGTAGTCATATCTGAACTATTATCAGTACGACCATTTGTATAGCTATTAACAGTATCATGACGATTATCAAAACTACCAGTTGATTTGAACAACCTGTAAAGCTTTCTATGTAAATGTATAGGATGATTCATGTTATATGTTTTTATGTTTAAGTCTAGCCTTCTTTGCATCCCTGAGCATTTTTTTTGCATATGAATCTATTAAGGCTAAGTCACATTCAAGAAGCGGTAATTCAACATCTTTTAGTTGATCCAGGCTATTTTCCTTCAGAATCTGATATAGCCAGCGTTCTGTAATACTAAAAACGTAGCAAATGAGTTCACTTACAGCCTCTGTACCAATCTTATATCCATTCAACTCGTCAAAGTATATTAAGATTCGTTTTTTCTTAGATTGACTTAATTCCTTTTTTAACATAGCTCAGTTTTCATTTTGTTACTAGTACGAATTTTGGCTTTTTCTTCTGATAAATAATGATATAAGTATCGCTCTAATTGAATAGGAGGCGATGTATGTTTTTCTTTGTAGTATGATCTAATATCAGCTATATCCTGTAAATGAACATCTTTAAATGCACAATAATCATATAAGATTGTTTCATCCATTATATAGTACTGAAGCTTCCACCAATGCCAAAATTGATTACTCTCAGTAAGGATCTTAATAGATAATTGATCAAGGTTTAAAACATCTTCAAGAAATACAAAGGCCGAACTAAATAACCATTCATTATAAAAGCTCATACCTACTTTAAGTAAGCTTAATAATTCATCCCTATTTTTTTCATGCCGTTCTTTTTGTGCTAAGGCATGGGTTTTGTAAAATGTAATCTCATTAGTAAGTGATTCGATACTAATAACTTCCCATTTGGTTAATATTTCATGACTATAATGAGCTTTTGAGTAGTCAACATTCACAAAACCACAGTAATAACCAATGTTATTTTTATCAAGTTTTGGAGTTATATTAGATAAGTTTTGAGCTAGATTTGGACACTTAAAATTGAATCGCTTATTATACCAGTCGAGCTTTATTACAATATCAGAAGTTGTATTATTTGTTTGACTTAATGAGGAGGAGTTGTTTAAAGATAGAATAATTGTATTATTTGGCTTAAGATCTGCCTTTAATAACATCATAGTAACACTTTTACTAAACATACCAACACCCTTGTTACAGAAGTATACAAGGGGTTGGAAGTCTGTTAAGAGTTCAAGTTTATTAAAAACACTATATGATCTCATCCCTTTATTCATTATTTGTAGGAAAAGCCTTTTTCAACTCCTTTTCGTCAAGTTCCAGTTCTTGTAGGAAGTCTGTAACAGGAGAAAAACAACAATTATCTATCCCCAGATCATCAACAGAAGCGGCTCTCCCAATTACTTCAAGTAATGATGTTTTAAGAAGCCACAAAGCGTTGTGAGGAACTCTAGTTTCAATTTCAATAACAATTTTATCTTCAATTATTCTTACCATAGCATTTATTATTTTGAGTGATTATTAATTGTTTATTTTTCATCTTCACCAAAAAGTTTGTGATATTCTTCTTCACCAAGTTCCAGCTCTTGTAAAAAATCAGTAACTACAGCGAAACAATACTTTTTATTCCCTAGGTCATCACCAGTTGAGGCAGCTTCTCCAAGTACCTCTAACAATGAAGTTTTAATAAGCCACAAGATATGTCCAGGACTGTCTCTTTCAATTTCGATAACAATTTTATTTCCATTTATTCTTACCATACCATTTATTATTTTAAGTGATTATTAATTGTTTATTTTAATTTTAACATTGCTAATTTGATTTGTCAGATGTCTGAAATTCCTTACTTTTCTTAACTCCTTACTCTTTCCATGGTCATTCAATCCATTTACTTTACATATAGCATCAATTTCAGCCCATGTAGGGCGTTTTAGGTTTTGCCATGATACAATACGATCAAAAAACTCAGGCATGCCTTGTGATTGCTTTTGAACTGCTTTTTCAAGATTAGATTTGAAGTATTCAACACCTGCTAGAAGTATCCCTGTGGATGTATGGGTTTCGTCTCTTAAATCGTGTAAGTACATAAACATAGTCTGATCAAGTTTACCAGCTTCATCAATTATCAATAATGAATTTGGTCTACGATTAAACTCCTCAGCAATCCTTTCTATCATGTCGCCAATAGTGCCTGTATACATTACTCCCATTTGCCTTAATAACTTTGCAAAGAAGCGTTTAGGCCTCATTGACTTTTTACCTGTTAGTAAATATACTTTCCTAGTATTCTTAAAGTATTCTTGTAATGCAGTAGTTTTACCAGCTCCGGTATAACCCACAAGTGCTGACATATTATGCCTTTTCTGGGTGGACAAACACAAATCCCATACTGTATTGAAGTTTGCTGTTTTTACAAGAGTTAGAGAACCAGGATTAATAAAATTCTGAATCCTGATAAGCATTTCATCAGCTAGTAAAGCCCAATTTTCATTTTCAATATTGCTTAATGTAGCTGAGCTAACTCCAATTAAGGGAGCAGCTTCATTTTTACTGATATCCTTTGTTCTACAAAATCTATTGATATCGTTCCTAATTTGATTTTTGACGGCTATTTCCATACTTATATATTTAATTTATGTGGTAACATTAATAGCACTTTTTCCAACAACTTCAAGAGTTGCCTCTTTTGTATTCAGGTTATCAAACTCATTGATCACATTGCCAAAATCCGGATTTGTTAAAGGGTTATCCTGAAATACTTCTGGGATATCATCCACTTGACTAAAGTCAATACCTTTCATATCTGAATACATTTCAATAAATGCCTGTGATTCTGCATTATTAACAAGTTCTTTCGAAGCTGCCAAAGGATTGATTGTCCGATAAAAGTTATCATCACCAGCCTCGTTTGCAGCCTTAACAGCTACACGTTTTAACCGCTTATTTGCCGCTGTTTTAATTGATTTATGATGTGCAGCACTTTTTATTATTTGATTTATATCCTTTTCTGTTTGATTTGCAGCTGATAGATATGGAGCAACCTTTTGTTTAAATTCTCCAATGTAATTATCCTTCAAATCAAATACATGAATTATAGATAACTCTCTGTGATCGTAATAAACTTTAACCTTTGAGCCTGTTAATTCAAATCGTTTTTCATGGTACGAAAGATCATAGTAGTATTTTTGTTTCCTGATCTCTGTTTCAATCTCCATATTCCTGACTTTAATAGTTTTACTATGCCAGAAAAGGAATGCAATTTGCTCAGGTCTTAGCTCCTTAGTGTTTGGTTTTGAGCATTCAGCAAATAATTGATCTGGTGATTTGCCGTTTTTCCCAGGAGTAGCATTGAATATTGAAATTAGAACAGCCATTGTTTTTTGAAGCTGTTCAGTTGAAGGAATTCCGTTTGTTTTTCTAACTTTTTCTAAAAAACCACTATCTATACGTTCGGTATCTACTTTTGTTTTTATACCACCTCCCAAAAATCCGGGAATCAATCTTTGATATTTGTTTTGGTATGTTCTAAACCAGCGTTCTAGTTGGCTTTTGTCTTGTGAATTACCCACTTTTGCATGCCTAATCCTACTACCATTCAATTCTAATCCTAGTTTAAGGTTTTTAAACTCTTCGGTTTTGGATGCACTAGCATTGTCATATACCCATTCAAAAGGAGCTAATCCATTAGTCTTAACCGCCATTTCCATAGCTCCCAATACATTATACTTATCTTCACTTTGTGCCAGATCGAACCCTACTATTCTGCCTGATTTTACGTCTTTAACTGCAAATATGCTTAATCTCTCAACTTTCTTTTTAATGGCATCCCACGAAACAAATTGAATCTTTGTTCCATCCATCTGATAAGTATCACCAGCATATATTGCTGTTTTTCTTCTACTTGATGGCTGTACATGCTTATCAAACAATTCTTTATTTCTGTGAAGCATGATTGTGTTTTTTACTTCTGGTCGTCTGTAATATTGACTAACGGTTGGTTCTGATATAAATGAAAATGGATTTTCTAGTCCTGCATCTGTTTTGTTGTAATTTGTAATATCTCTGTTTACATAATCCTTTATTAGGCCATTGGGGAGCTGCTTAGGGTCACAAAGGTATTGTTCTATCTTTCCGGTAACAAAGCCATTTAATTTATAGGGGTAAGTATTTCCTTGCCTACCATGTAAAATGGTTGCTTTTATGCCATTTTTCCTACAATCAGCTAGTTTTCTACTAAATGATTTGTAATTAGAAAGCCTGTTAATTCCTGGTAAGTCAAATTGTAAATATACCTTATGAAGATCTTTGAGCTTTTTAGACTGATTCCGTAAATTAAGAATAGCATATATAATTGCATGTAATTTACCGTAGCTGAAAACAGTTTCATCATCAAGGCTAGATTCCTTATGGTATTCAGGAACATATTCAAGGTAATCATTATTAAACGCCCTATTTAATTCTACTTCAATTTCATGCAGAATTTGGTTGGTTTTGGCTTTCTTTTCGGTCTCTTTGCTAACTATTGAGTCTAATAGTATTTGGTTTTTTAACTGATCTTCGCTTGGGAGTTTAATTCTTGTAGTATATGGGATTGATGTCAATTGAATTAATTTAATTCGGTGATCTTGTGAATATTCAATATTATTCCAAGTTTTTATAATCCCTTTCCTATAATGACATAAACACTTTTTAATGTAATTTTCAGATATACCATGATCAGTGAGTAAATCTTTTGTTACCCACAATTCATGGTCTACTATATGAATATTACTAAACATTTAATCATCTATTGTATCATGATTCCCTTGATCTTCCAAACTTCTATTTTCACTTGGGATCTCAATGCCAGCTGTATAGAGTATTTTCTTAGTTTCCTTTACATGCTCGGTTACATAATCTTGAAATACTTTGTATAGCTTTTCATTATCATGACCATTAAAAAATCTCAAAACAGTTCTGTAGCAAAGGCCTGAGCGTTTGGTAATTTCAGTTTTATATCCACGAGGCAAATCCTTTTTTAATAACTGAATAGCTTTCCGCCTCAATTCTTGTAAAGATTCTATGTTATTTGGTTTATTCATAAACATTACCTAATTTTGTCACACTTTGCAAGTATATAATAATATTATCTAATAGCAAACTTTATGAGAAATAAATTATCTATTGGCGAAAAGCTAAAGCAGGTGAGAGTCCATAATGAACTATCTCAAAAACAGTTTGCTGAATTGATTGGAATTAAACCACCTTACTTATCAGAATTAGAAAACAATAAGAAAGAAATAACAAGTAAGTTACTGATTGCTCTTTCGGAAAAATTTTCTTTGTCAATAGATTGGCTGTTATTCGATGATATGAGCTTTTCCAACTTTCATCACTCAAAGGGGAATCGCTTTTCAACTCCCAGAGATAATGAGAAAATAGGTAATCAACCTGATAGAACAACTGATCAGTTTTATATAACATCTGATGATATTTATTCAAGAATAAATGTTAATTTTCACAGACTTGAAAATTTATATCAGAGAATCATTGATGTAAAGTTAATGCATGACCGTATTGTACATGGGAAGGAAAAGGAATCAATTTATCTAGGCAATTTTATGGACGGACTTGCTGAATTAAAAGGAAAATATTTTAATGATATGTTAGGCTTGAATAGTGAGTCTATAACTACTTGGGGGCAATTCTCTGAAATAGAAAATCTAAATCAAATGAATAGTCAAGAATTATATGACTATCTAACAAAACTTGAGAAAGCCTATTCTACATTTTATGAAATATTCTTTAGTCTATTCCATGAGTTCTATAAATACTATAGAGAATTCAAGTAAAATTCGCTAACTGCGAATACATTAATTCTATTTATTCACACTTTCAATTTTGAGCTATCGGTTATATTTGAATTGCATTTTTTTTTCTAAATCTCGTAGTTTGTCACCTGTCAAATTATTATTTAAGTATTCTTCATCCGAAATAGTAACCTAATTGGGTAACCTAAATGGTAACCTAATCAATAATAGTTTTTTTTTTGCTTTCTAGGGTCAACCATAGATATATCAATAAATTGGCATTTTTGAACTTCTATAAATGTATACGTATCCCTTACTATTAAGGCACTCCAAAAAACAAGGCGGGTTATTCAGTTTAATACAAGCAATCTACTGTTTTTGTGGTTATCTTTGGGCAAAATACAAAGTAAATCGTAGTTAAATATCGTTTTTCCACAATTTAAATTATTATTAGGTTACCACTAAAAAGCATGTTAATGTTTGATATTCAGGCAATTTTGAGCAAATTTTGGTATTTGATGTTTCTACATTTTAATTTAACCCCCATAATTATAATCATTCTTATAATTAGAATTCCAAATCCAGCTGGCTATACCAACTTAGCTTTTCATCTTTATGACGGATAATTTTATTATTATCGATCAACCATCTAACAACCTGTATAACATCATCTTCACTATGATCCCGCAGAAGCGAGATTAACTCATATAAGTGCTTAGAACCATTGAGTAAGCTATCCTTTATGGCTTTTTCAATCGAAGAAAAATCCATTTCATTTAAATCAACCTTATTTTTTGAGACACATACATCACAAATTCCACACCTCCTAACATTTTTCTCCCCGAAATATTCCAGTAATAATTTACTCCTACATTCCAGTGAATTTGCAATAAAGCCAAGCATTGCAACCAAACGTTTTTCGGCAGCTACTTTTTGATTTTGATAATTATCATCGGAAAGTTGAATATGCTTAACACTTAAGCGCTCGTACGAAAAAACAAGTTGAGGAACTGTTCTAATAGGTATATAACTTATTATCTTTTGTTTATTAAAATAAACTAACTTTTTCACAACCTCTTCCCTTTTTAAATTGGCACGATTTGCAAGCAAGGTTTCATTAATATTAATGTAATCAGTAAATACCCCTGAATACGATCTCATTATTTCCTTAAGCAGCCCGTCGGAACCAGGATTCTCAACAATAAATCTATATAATTCTTCTTTGGTTAATGGCACAAATAATTTTGAATATTGACCAGCTGATTGTATATAAATCAAATAGCCTTCTTTTTCAAGAAAATTAATTGAGTTATAGGTTTGTAATACATCCAGATTATATTGATTGGCAAAATCTGCTATGTTGAAATCAAACCCCATATCTTTACCACTGCCTTCGGGTAACTGAAAGTAATTCCCCAATGCATTATACACATTCTTAATTGTGCTAATTTCTGGAAATGAGGCTTTAAACAATTCTTTTACTCTTACAATATCATTATTATTATGTAACAGAATTGCCGAGGATGGTTGCAAATCCCTACCGGCTCTACCTGCTTCCTGAAAATATGACTCTATTGAATCGGGTAATTCATAATGGACAACTGTTCTCACATTCGATTTATCGATACCCATACCAAAAGCATTTGTCGCAACAATTACTTTTGTTCGTCCCAAACTCCAATCTTTCTGTCTTACGTCTCTGGTTTTAGCATCAAGACCAGCATGATAGTATGTTGCACTTATTCCGTTTTTATTAAATACTTCGGCCAACTCTCTTGTCTTTCTTCTGTTTCTTACATAAACAATAGCAGTGTTATTATCTTTTGAAAGTCTTCTTATCAAAAAACCAGTCTTATCAAATTCCTTGATAATATTATAGGATAGATTTCTTCTCTCAAAACTGGTTTGCAGTAGATTCGGCTTTTTAAACTCAAGCTTTTTCATTATATCTTTTACCACTGGAGGAGTAGCAGTAGCTGTTAAAGCCAATATGGGAACTTCGGGAACTATTGATTTTATTTCAGCTATTTTGAGATATGGAGGACGGAAATCATAACCCCATTGTGAAATGCAGTGAGCCTCATCAACTGCAATTATATTAATATGCATACGACTTAATATGTCTCTGGTAATAGGTGTTGCAAGACGTTCGGGTGATAAATACAGAAACTTCAAATCTCCATAAAGAGCGTTTGAGTAAACAGATTCTATTTCATCACGGTGCATACCCGTATATATGGCTGCCGCTTTTATTTTATTTTTCTTAAGATTAGTAACTTGGTCTTTCATTAAGGCAATAAGGGGAGTAATTACTATACATGTTCCCTTTTGCATTAATGCAGGTATCTGAAAACAGATGGATTTACCTCCACCTGTAGGGAGTAGGGCAAGTGTATCATTACCAGCAAGTATAGAGTCGATTATTTCTTCCTGCATGGGTCGAAAGTTTGAATGCCCCCAATAACTAACAAGAATTTTTTTTGCTTCAGAACTCATAGTAATAATAATGGAAATTAATAACTGTGTGTTAGAAACTGTCTAAATTTAGTCATATCGTTTTATTACATGTCTATTTTACCCTATTATCGTTATTTTTTCTATCCGTAGCTATGGCTATGCATCTCAAAAATGCCTCAATATGACAAAATATAC